GCGAAAGCACACACGATACCCATACCTGTCTCCGGCTCCAGAACCGGTTATTTCTGAAGAGTATTGCATAGGGTTTTACCCGCATACTTGCATGTTAAGTTCACCTAGGAAAGGTGAAAAATGCAAAGACGAACCGGAGACGGCATCTGGGAAACCACGTGGTGGTACCAGCCGCAAACCGGGAAAGTCAGTCTCGAGCCCCAAAGCCGCCAAGAAGGGTGGAGAGAGATCCCCACCGTCTGGCAGGCAGACACGAGACAACCCTCCTCTGGATCATTCGACCAGACTGACAAAAGCTGGCAATCCGAGGAGAAAGGGAGGCAAGGGTACCGGCCCAAACCGCGGCGGAGATAAAGCCGTCCGTTATGCTGTGAAAGAGGCAGTCGATCAGGCCAGTGGCCTGAAAGATGCGCTCCACGAGCAGACCGAAGAGACACGTGTCGCACAGGATGCTAATATGCACCTGCGCCGTGATCTTAACCATGTCCAAGAGGACTTAAAACAGGCCGAGGCGAGGCTCGGCGCCAGGAGGAACCGCGTTGACATCATTCATGATGAACGTAGGAAGAACTTCCTGTGTAAATGGCAGGACGAGACTGCGGAAGCCACATTCACCTTTTGGTTGTTTGTTGTTGTGTTCCCAGCGATTTTCGTCGGATTGGCAGTATATCTCGAACAGTTCGAGTGCCTGATGTGTTGGCAATGGATGGTTGCCGGCTTGCTCTATCAGGTTGCCGCGGTGTTCGCCGACCGCTATCTCTGTGCCAAGCGCGGGTACAGATCGAAATTTTGTGAGCGCACCACCCACAGCTACTCGTCGATGACCAATCAAGACTGGGACGATGCTGACAGGCGTGCCGACGCCATGTCACTCCGGGAGCTGAAACATGTCGATGCCCGATACAGCGTGGTTGCGTATCGTAAGACTTTAAATGGCGTCCTTCTCAACGAAGACACCTTCGGGAAACGTACTGGCGTTCCCGACTATCTGCTCATTTCACATGAGTTGTTGGCACAAATGACTACCCCAAACATTATGCTGACTGAGGATCCCTTAGTACTCAAAGATAGGTTGCTCGTATCGGTAAAGACCACACACACCGTAAATATAGATAAAAATCTCTATCAAGAGAGAGATGGTGGAGATGTGGCGGGGAACACCGTTGAAGTAGCGCAAGGCCTGTGGTATCAGAACCGGCAGGCGCGCAAACGGTGTTTCTGACCCGCCCCAGCAGGATAGGCGGACTGCGGTCGTACGCTCGCGGATATCGGTACTTGGAGAATTCCATGGATCCGATCGCGGAGATTAAAGAATCTGCGGTTATTTCTAAACCGCGCGAGGTAGCTTTGGGAAAGCGCCCGGTTGTCCAGATATCATTGGGGCCTGTGGTGGTTGGAGCGGTTCGCCCACACCCGGATCCCCTGGATCCCGATACGACCATTGCTGGGGTGAGACATAGGTTTCTTAAGAAACCGCTGCCTTCGGAGGATGGACTCCTGAAGAAATTCAGGATACATGTCCGGAAGCAATGCCGTAAGGAATTTGTCCCCATTCCTCACGATGCGGATGTGAGCGTTGAGCTATGGCTAAGCCACACCGATTACCCCGACTGGAGACGACAAGAGCTCCGGGTTCAATGGGATGGCGTTGCGAGTATGTGGGATCCAGATAAATCCCACCGCTACTTTCGATGCAGTTCTTTCATGAAGGATGAGGACTATCCAACCTACAAGCATGCCCGCGCTATCAATTCGCGTTCGGATCAATTTAAGTGTGCTGTGGGTCCCATCTTTAAGCTGATAGAAGAGCAAGTGTATCGACACAAGGCCTTTATCAAGCATGTTCCAGTTGCACAAAGACCAGATTACATAATGGGCTATTTGCACCGTGAAGGAGCCAAATATATCGCGACAGACTATACAGCTTTTGAAAGTCTGTTTGTTCGAGAGTTGATGGAGGCATGTGAGTTTGAGCTTTACTCATACATGACACAACACCTACCCGCGGGGGGGGAGTTCATGCGCCTGGTACGTGAAGTACTAGGTGGCCTCAATTTGTGTGTCTTTAAAGACTTCAAGGTGGCTGTGGAAGCCACCAGAATGTCTGGCGAGATGTGCACTTCCCTAGGCAACGGGTTTTCTAACCTTATGCTGATGCAGTTCGTCTGTGAAGAGGCGGGCTGCAGGGAGGTGTTGGGAGTGGTTGAAGGAGACGATGGTCTCTTTACCATGGTGGGGACTCCCCCCACCGCAGCGGACTTTGCCCGATTGGGCTTAGTCATTAAGTTGGAGGTGCACGACACCATCTCCACCGCATCCTTCTGCGGCCTTGTCTT